TTGCATAGCCGGCACACTAAGCCAAAACAATGTTTTGCCTAACGGCACATATGTTGAGTTTGACGTAGAGGGATACCTGATGGGTGACTACAGCGAGAACAACGAAATGGCACAACCAGAGTCCTACAATGAGGTACAGTCGCAATCATGATTAAATTTATTGCATCACAAGTCACGATTGACGCTGCAGCTGGCGAGGCTGGCCGCCGCGAAATTACAGGAATTGCAGTACCCTACGGCGTTGCCGCTACCGTTGCCGATGGCACGTCAGTGATCTTTGAGGCAGGCAGCCTGCCAGTTGACGGTAAAGCACCGCGCCTGTACATGAACCACGACTCAACTAACGCCATTGGCATTGTTACAGAGCGCGTGGACACGCCAGAGGGCATGATGTTTACGGCCAAGATCAGCAAAACACAGGCTGGCGATGAGGCGTTAATCCTTGCCCAAGATGGCGTTTTAGACTCTGTATCGGTTGGCGTAAACCCGATCAAATACACCACCGCCAAAGACGGCACAGTAACCGTGACCGCCGCCGATTGGATCGAGTTGTCGCTAGTGCCAGTGCCAGCATTTGCAGGTGCGATCATCACCGACATTGCAGCGAGTATCCCACAAGACGAGCCAGAAATAAGTACTATAGAAACAGAACCTACACAGGAGACAGAAACCATGAGCGAAGCAACCATCCCAGCAGTCGAGGCAACCATCCCAACTGCACCAATTTTTGCACAAGCAAAACGCAAATTTGTTATGCCAACCGCTGGCGAATATTTGGCAGCAATGCACGCTGGTGGAGACACTTTCCACAACGTCAACGCTGCATACAAAGAAGCCGTGCGCGATCAGCAATCAGCATTGCAAGCAGCTGCAGGCGATGTTCTTACAACTGATACACCGGGTCTTTTGCCAGTTCCAGTTCTTGGGCCAGTGTTCCAAGACCTTAACTTTGTGCGTCCAGTTGTCACCGCTTTTGGTGCGCGCTCGATGCCAAACACACCAAGCAAGACTTTCATCAGGCCAACAATCACCACGCACACAAGCGCCGCAACACAGACCGAAGGCTCTGCAGTTAGCGCAACCACAATGGTCATTGCATCTAACACCGTTACAAAATCAACGGTTGCTGGTCAAGTCACGTTGACAATGCAAGACATGGACTTTACTGATCCAGCGTCAATGAACATTATTCTTAATGACCTTGCAGGTGAGTACCTGATTAAGACTGATGACATTGCAGCAGATGCACTTGTTTCAGGCAAGACCGCATCAGGCTCGACATGGACTGTCACCGCTGGTGACCCAACATCGTTGATCAGTTCTTTGTATGACGCAGCACGCGAAATTGCAGAGGACAGCAACTATTTTCCAACACACTTGTGCGTAAGCCCAGACGTGTGGGAAAAGTTGGGCGCACAGTTGGACAGCAACAAACGACCAGTTTTGGGTTATGTCACCGATGGCATTATGGGCCAAAACTCGATCGGCAAAGTTGGCGGCATGGGCTACAACAACATGAACGTAATGGGCTTGCAGCTAGTTGTTGATAACAACTTTGCATCAGGCACAATGCTTGTTGTTTACGCACCGGGCTTTGAAATTTACGAAGCCCAGCAGGGTGTCTTGTCAATTGCTAACCCAAGCACATTGAGCCGCACGTTCTCTTACTACGGTTACTTTTCAACTTTTGTTGCTAAGTCCTCGTTTATTCAGGGCATCGTAATCGCTTAGTCTGTAGCGGACTTACACCGCTATGGCAACTTACAACACCGCCAGTAAACAGTTAATTGGTAACTACGCGTGCATTAGCACGTTAGAGCCAACAGATATTGTTGTTGGGCAATCTATAACCGTTGGCTCGATTGGCGCGCCGTTTAACGGCACGTTTACTGTGCTGGCGTTGCCACAGTACGAGTACACAGGGATTGACAACACCACTGGCGAGTTTCTTTACAACGAGGAAGTAGCACGGCCTAACCAGATCATTTATGCCGCTACAGGCAGCAATGTTGACTATGCGGTGTTTTATGCCGGCACGGTTACTTATACACAAAACTGCACGTGGATTACAACTGCCGAACTGATCACATATTTGGGCGTAACAATTGCTAACCCATCAGATGATCACACGCTTGCTACACAAGCACGAAACGCTGGCAACGATTTCTGTTACCGCCGTAGGCAAGAGTCAGGATATTTTGACAGCCTTACCACGTCACCGGGTCACGATGTCACGCTAGGCACGCTTATGTATGCCGCAGCTCTTTGGCGTTCACGTGGCAGCATCGAGACAGCGTTTGCAGCGTTTGACACAATGGGCACACCAACCCAGCAATCTCTTACGCCAATAGTTAAGCAATTGTTGGGTATCCCCCGACCAGCGGTTGCCTAATGCCTGCACCGTACACAGACCTGTTAAACGAGGCCATAGACGATGTAGCAGCCACGCTAACGGCCGTAACTGGGCTAAGGGTAGTAACAGACCCAACACGGCTTGTGCCCAACTGCGTGTTTCTATTAGCGCCAAGTTTTACGACATACGGCGGTAACGGCAACATCGTGACTATGGATTTTCCACTCAAAGTTGTTGGCTCTGGGCCTGCAGGTCTGCCAGTGTTGCGCGAAATCCTAAGCATTGTTGCGCTAGTGCTGGCATCCAAAGTGATCGTGTTATCAGGTCAACCCGGCTCGATTGACATTGGCGGCGCGTCTTACCCTTGCTATGACCTAACAGTGAAAGTGCAGGCACAAACAGCATGATCTATACCATCGCATCCAGCAAACTTGGCATAGTCGGTGATCCGTTTATACCTGACGAGGGCATCAACGTGGCAGCGCTGTTGTCTGGCGGTTTCATTGTTGAGCAATCCACACCTAAACCTAAAAAACCTGCTAAAACTAGTACAGACACCAACGAGGAGATTTAACCCACATGGCTACCAGCACTTACCTATCTAACCCGTTAGTCACGGTTAATGCCGTTGACTTGACCGACCAGACCAGCGCCGCAAACTTTACGCGCGTGATCGAGGCATTGGAAAGCACATCGTTTGGCAAAACCGCACGCGTTTACACGGCTGGCTTAGAGAACAGCACATTGACTTTGACGATGTACAACAGTTTTGCTGCCACAGAGACTTACGCAACATTGGCTGCATTAGTGGGCACATCCACAACAGTCAAGATCAAACCAACGAGCGCAGCTACTAGCGCAACTAACCCAGAGTCAACACTTACGGGTTGCTACCTAGAAACCTTGCCAATTGTCAACGCCGCATTGGGCGCACTTGACACAATTGACATTGTGTTTACTGGTGGCGTTTACAGCGTTGCAGTAGCGTAATCAACGGCCTACATCGGCCCGACACGAAAGGTAAGGCATGAAAATTAAACTTGAATTAGACCTGCAAGATGGTCGCGGTACGCGCACATTAAACACAAACATGTTTGTTATATGTGAGTGGGAAAAAACAGAAAACCGCAAAGTTTCTGACGGTCGAGGCATTGGCTATAGCGATTTGGCTTGCTGGGCATATACCTTGTGCAAACTGGCTGGCGATCAAGTACCGGACAATTGGCGCGAATGGGTTAAACAAAATCCAGACATGGAATTAACATCCGTTGACGAGACAAACCCAAACCCTACGGCGTTGGCACTTACCGACACCAACTAGCAGAAGTGCTGGTGGCAGTAGGGTGGTGGCCAACGCATATTGAGTTTGACTCACGCGACTTGCTTACAACGATTACGCTATTAAATAAACGTAGTCAAAGGTAAACCATGTCTGTTTCAACCACAATTACTGTTGTAGGTGTCAAAGAAACTATCAACGCGCTCAAAAAGATTGACCCGCAGTTGCAAAAAGACTTTAGGCAACAGGCCAACGAGATTGCATTACCAGCAATTAACGCAGCAAAAGACATGTACACAGAATTACCATTGTCTGGTATGGCGTACAACTGGGATAGTCGAGGCCGTAAAGTATTTCCGTTTACAGTTGCCAAAGCCAAAAGCGGTGTGCGCCTACGCATTGACACCCGGCGCAACGCTGTAGGCGTAATCCTGATCGAGCAAAAAGACCCGGCTACAGCAATCTTTGAAACTGCTGGTCGAGCAAACGCAAACAAACTTGGCAACCAACTAGGGTTTGTAGGTGCTGGCCGTACACGTTTAATTGGGCCAGCCGTTTACAAGGCTAGGCGTGGCATTGAAAACGAAATGAAAAAGATGATTTTGGATACAGCCGCCGTAGTAAGAAAAGAGCTGTAATGCTGTCAATACCAATTATTGCAGAATATGACGGTAAAGCGCTAGATCGCGCAATCACGCAATTTAAACAATTAGAAACTGTCGGCGCAAAAACTCAATTTGCAATTAAAAAAGCAGCCGTTCCAGCGGCAGCCGCTCTTGCTGGCATAGCAGCCGCAATTGGGCCTGCAATCGCTGCAGCATCCGACCTTGAAGAAAACATGTCAAAAGTTAATGTCATATTTGGTGACGGCGCAGCGGACATTGAGGCTTTTGCAAAAACTGCCGCTAAATCATTGGGTCAATCTAAAGCAGCCGTTTTAACTGCCGCCGGCACTTTTGGCACTTTTGGTAAAGCAGCCGGGCTTGGTGGTAAAGATTTAGCAACTTTTAGTAATGATTTTACGGCTCTTGCATCAGACCTTGCATCGTTTAATAACACGACACCAGAGGAAGCAGTTAACGCAATTGGTGCAGCGTTGCGAGGCGAAGCAGAACCGATGCGAAAATTTGGTGTTTTGCTGAACGATGCCACGTTAAAAGCCGAAGCAATGTCTTTGGGCATTTATGACGGATCAGGCGCGCTTACTGATCAACAAAAAATACTTGCGGCACAAAGCGCTATTTTTAAACAAACTGGCGATGCACAAGGGGATTTTGCTAAAACATCTGACGGCCTTGCGAACAGTTCTCGAATAATGGCAGCGCAAATGGAAAACCTAAAAGGCAGCATTGGAGAAGCGTTGCTGCCAGTAGTGCAAGCCATTTTGCCATATGTACAAAAGTTTGCAGATTGGGCTACTAAAAACCCTGAAGCGTTTTTGTTTATTGCTGGCGCTATTGGTTTAGTTGCTGCAGCGATTGTGGCTACCAACGTTGCTATGGCACTAAATCCATTTAGCCTTATTGCTATTGGTGTTGCTTTGCTTGTTGCTGGTTTAGTTGTTGCATACAAAAAATTTGAGTGGTTTAGCACAGGCGTAAACGCTGTAGTTAATGGCATTATTATTGTTTTTGAAACGTTTGCAAACAGTTGGATTAAGGTTATTAACGCGGTTATTAGGGGTTACAACGCGTTGCCGTTATTGCCTGATATTGGTTTAATTAGTGAAATTAAATTAGGAAGGGTTGGTGGCGGCGATGCACCAAACGCTGGCGGTGGAATAAACATTCCTAAAATGGCTGCAGGCGGCATTGTTAATCAACCAACATTGGCGATGATTGGTGAGGCAGGCCCAGAGGCCGTAATCCCATTATCGCGGATGGGTCAGATGGGCGGCGGTATAACCATTACTGTTAACGCTGGCTTAGTAAGCACGCCTGATCAAATTGGGCAAGACATTATTGCTGCAATACAAAAAGCCCAACGCCGTAGCGGCATGGTGTTTGCATCAGCATGAGTGTGCCAGTAAT